GAACAAGCGTAGAGCAGTTCCAGCGTTTGGCTTACGGCGCTCGGACCGTGGGCATTGAGCAGCAAAAGCTAGCTGATATTTTCAAGGATACGCAGGATAAGATTGGCGATTTCATCCAGACTGGCGGCGGCCCGCTTGCGGACTTCTTTGAGAACATAGCGCCCAAGGTTGGCGTGACGATCGAGCAGTTCCGTTCCCTGTCCGGTGCAGATGCGCTAGGGCTGTACGTGTCCAGCCTGGAAAAGGCAAACCTATCGCAGTCGGAGATGACCTTTTTTCTTGAGGCCATCGCCAGTGACAGCGCATTGCTTCTACCCCTGCTGCGCAACAACGGCCAAGCGATGGGGGAGTTGGCAAGCGAAGCGGACCGGCTCGGTATCGTGATGAACTCAAGCACGGTGGCCGCGGCCCAGGAACTGGACCGCAACCTTCAAAGGCTCGACGCGGTAGTGCGGTCGGTGTCCGTCACGTTTGGCAATCAGGTCCTGCCGGTACTCAGCGAGTTCATCGGCAATGCCGTAGACGCTGCAACGGAGGTGGACGGCGTAAAGAGTGCGACAGACGCGCTGGCCAGGGATGTTGCCCTACCGGATTGGATTGATACGGTAGGGCAAGGCCTAGCCATCGTAGCGGACGTTGCGGTTGGCCTAGGCAAGACGCTGCACACGGTTACCCTGAGCTTTCAGGCGGTGGCCGCGGATGTGCGCAAAGCGCTTGCCTCAATCGCCCAGGACCAGACGGGACTCTCTGACATATTCGCTCCCGAAGAGGCGAAACGCAGGCGCGCCGAGTACGAGGCGATTGTCAACGAACGAAACGATATCGTTGCCAGGGCTAATGCCGCGCTCGAAGATCTATGGAACTATGACGGCGACCGCTTCTTGCAGGCATGGATCGACGCACGCAACAAAGTTCAGCAGCAGGCCGCTCAACTAACATCCGGAATTCCGGTTCAGCAGCTTGCGCCTATACCGGTGCGCGGCTCTAGTTCGGCAGCGAGAGACCGTACTTCCGAATTGCAGGCCCTGATTAAGCAGTTGGACCAAGAGCGGGCAACCCTTGGTATGACGCAGGCTCAGGCCGAGCGATACCGAATCGAAACGGCAAAGGGTTCGGATGCGGATCGCAATCGGGCATTGGCGCTGTTCGACCAGATTCAGGCATGGAAAGAGGCCGATGCTGCTATCCGGCAGGCCGCAGAATCAGCACGCTATATCGAGGCCATTAATCGAGAGCTAGAGATTTTCCAGCAACAGCAAAACGTCGAGATCGCCGGCATCGGCATGGGCGACCGGCAGCGCGAAAATCTGGAACGGGAACTGTCCATCCGGCAGGAGTACGCGGAGCGCCGCCGCCAGTTGGAGGAGGCCCAGCAGGTCGAATCGACGAAGCTCACCGAGGAGCAGTACCAGCGCCGCCTGGCTGCCCTGGATGACGCTGAGAAACGGCAGATCGAGATACTGCTCGATGCAGCCCGGCGCAAAAGAGCGGCTGAGTCGAGCTGGTTGAGCGGGGCCACCAGAGGACTTCAGAACTACGCCGACGAAGTTGCTAACGTCTCGCAGTCTGTAGCCGATGCGTTCGGCAGCGCCTTCAAGGGCATGGAAGACGCCCTTGTCAGCTTCGTCACGACTGGCAAGATGGACTTCAAGTCCTTGGCAGATTCGATCATCCAGGACATGGTTCGCATCGTCATCCAGCAGTCGATTACGGGACCGCTGGCGGGGATGGTTAGCGGGTGGTTTGGCAGCACGTCTGCGCCTGCCGGGGTGACGCCAGGGGTGGATTGGACTTGGAACGCCAAGGGCGGCATTTATAGCAGCCCCAGCCTGTCCGCGTACTCTGGTGGTGTGTATGACACGCCGCAACTGTTCGCGTTCGCCGATGGGGCCGGGGTATTTGGCGAGGCTGGCCCTGAGGCGATTATGCCTTTGTCTCGCGGCCGCGATGGCAAGTTGGGTGTCAAGGCGGACATCTCAAGTATTCAGGGCGGCAATCAGGTCAACATAACCGTGAATGTCTCTGATAGTGGTTCGAGCGTTACGACACAAGGCGATCCATCGGAATTTGGGAAACGTCTGGCGGATTCGATCCGCCGAACTGTGCAGGAGGAGCTGGCGCTTTCGTATCGACAGGGTGGCGTTTCCTGGAATGCAAGGCAAGGCGGATTCTAATGGCTTATCAAGAATTTACATGGTGCCCGAGAACGGAGCCAACTGGCACGAACCAGTACCGTGTTCTGGAGGCCCAATTTGGCGATGGCTACAGGCAGTCAGTAGGCGACGGCATCAATAACGAAACCAGATCATGGCAGCTTAGTTTCGTTGGCAGGGAATCAGAGATCGTTCCAATTCGAAATTTTCTGAGGCAACATCAGGGGTATATGCCATTCGAATGGACGCCGCCGTTGGAAGGCAAGGGCTTGTATGAGGTGCGCCAGTTTCAGGTGGTTCCAAACGGGGCAGGCATTTATACGTTGTCGGCCACGTTTGACCAGAGGTTCGAGCCGTGACTAATTCAACTCGCCAGACTGCAGAAGATCAAAGAATCGTTGGATGTGAGACGCCAATATCCGATGATCATCCTCGGAAACGGCCCGTAGATCCATGCATACGAGCAATCGCTGATCGATTTCGGGCCGCAGGTAAAAGTACCTGTATGTCATTCGGCAGCTTTCCTCCAGCAGATATCTTATTCCCTCGATCTGAGACTCAGCGCGATCAAGGAAGCGGTTCCACTTCCGTTCAATCTCCTGAGGCCAATTCGTGCTCCTGGCTAACTCAGCGTAGCGAATAGTGAATTCAAGATAGGAGTAATACAGGCCGTCGTTTTCTATGCCTGAGGCGCAGCCCAGGGTCATGAAACAGCCATCCGGACTGTTGAGATACTTGATCAGCGGTCTCAGGCCGTTGCTCTCTGTGGCTTCGTGTATGGAATCAATCTTATTGGGATGGCTGATGAGATCAAAGGCCCCATTATTGATATTTCCATCCTCGCGGCGATCTTCCGCATGAAACGGCCAACCTTTGAAGTGGTTTGAGTCTTGATCTTCTTCCATGTTTCATCCGTTAAGTTGCGCGTGTAGGAACTCGTAACATAACACCAAGCCCGCCAGGCATTCCACCTCGGCGGGCTTTTCTATTTCTGGCCTCGGTTTCGACCGGGGCTTTTTTGTGGGTGCTTGAAATGATCCTTGAGGACGTGCAAAAGCTGGTGCCGGGGAATCTGGTTACGCTCTACGAGATCGACTGTACGGGCATCGGCGGAACGGTGGAGCGTTACCACAACCATAACGATGGTCCCATCGTATGGCAGGGGGACACGTACTTGCCTTGGGCGATCACGGCGACGAATTTCGAGCGTTCGGGCGATGGCCAGCAGCCGATGCCGGAGATCACGGTGGGAAACATTGGACAGGATGGTGAAGGTAACCCGATTGAGGGCGTCGTGACGGCGTTGTGCTTGGCGATGGACGATCTGGTGGGCGCTCGATTAATCAGGCACCGCACGTTTGCCAAATATTTGGATGCGGTGAACTTCGAGGGCGGCAACCCTAACGCCGATCCGAACGAGCATCTGCCGGACGAGATTTGGATCATCACGCAGAAGAAGACCGATGTGCCGGAATCGGTGACATTCGTGCTCGGGTCGCCGCTGCAATTTGAGGGAGTCCAGCTTCCGCGCCGGCAGATCATTGCTGGTAAATGCGGGTGGCTGACTATAGCTGGGCCAGAGGGGCAGTACCGAGGCGCGTACTGCGGTTATACAGGGTCAGCGATGTTTACGAAAGACGGCGTGCCGACCAATGATCCCAGCCAAGACAAGTGCGGCGGCAGGCCATCGGATTGCAAGCTCAGATTCGGAGAATGGCAACCCTTGTCTTACGGCGGGTTTGCCTCTGCAGACAGGATTCGTTGATGCGCGCAGCCATTCGCAAAGAGATCGAGGCCCACGCTCTCGAACAGTATCCACGGGAGTGCTGTGGCTTTTTGCTTGCCCAGGGAAACAAGCAGGTGTACTTCCCCTGCCGAAACGTGGCAGCAGATGGGCGAGACTTCGTTATCTCCGCAGAGGATTATGCGGCAGCCGAGGAGGTGGGACAGATGTTGGCGGTGGTGCATTCGCACATCGACAGGGATGCGAAACCCAGCGAGCCCGATCTTGTGAGCTGCGAGGCAACGGGGTTGCCTTGGCACATCGTCAGCGTTCGCCAGCATGCCGGGGAGGATGGCCCATCGATTGATGAATGGCATTCCTTCCAGCCGTCGGGCTACCAGGCGCCGCTGGTGGGCCGGACGTTTCACCACGGCAGTCTCGACTGCTATGGGCTGATTCAGGATTTCTATGCGCGCGAACTTGGCATCGACCTGCCCGACTTCGAGCGCCCGGACTACTGGTGGCAGAAGCCGGAGTACGGCGAGATCTACTTGAATAACTTTTCCAAAGCCGGGTTCTCGGAGGTCAGCGATGGCCCGCGGTATGGCGATGTGATCCTCATGCAGTATCGCAGCGACCGCACAAACCATGGTGGCGTTTATCTCGGTGACGCCGATCTGAAATCTCAGCCCGGTTTGCATCCAGTTCCGAACGCCATGCTGCACCATGCGATGCCGCGCTTGTCGGAGAGGGTTTCGTACTTGGGGTACTGGCGGGACATCACCAGAATGATAGTGAGACACAGGAGTCTGCTTTGAGCATTTCCGCAGCCATCGCACAACCCGCTTCGGCGGGTTTTTTTATGCCCGACCGTCTCAGGACCATTCGTCTCTATGGCCGTCTTGGCGCGACATTTGGGAGGGTTCACCGCTTCGTCTGTAACGACACCGCCGGCGCTATTCGAGCGCTATGCCAGATGGTTCCTGGATTTCAGGCGGCTCTGTATGAGAGTAAGGACAAGGGCATTGCCTACGCCTGCTTCATCGGCAGGCAGAACATTGGCGAGGACATGCTGAATGCTCCTGTTGGGAACGACGATATCCGCATTGCACCAGTCATCCAGGGTTCCGGGCGAGGGGGCTTCTTCCAGGTGATTCTTGGGGCGGCGTTGATCGGCGCAGCGTTCTTGACGGGTGGCGTGACGCTGGTGGGTGGCGCGCTCAAGGCGGGGAGCCTTCTGGGCGGGATGGTATTCGGCATGGGCGTCTCAATGGTGCTGGGTGGGGTTTCGCAACTTCTGACCAAACAGCCACAGGGCTTGACTGGCGTCGATAGCCCCGACAACGGGGCATCGTACTCGTTCAATGGACCCGTGAATGTGACTGCCCAGGGCAACCCGGTGCCGCTGCTTTATGGCGAGATGACCGTCGGATCTGTGACGGTTTCTGGCGACATGTATAGCGAGGACCAGCAATGACGGTCGAGGTTCTCCGGCGCAGGGGCGGAATGCGCATTGTTGGGTCCGGCGGCGGGGGCAAGGGCAGTTCGAGTTCGCGCACGCCTGTAGAACAGCC